GTACGTTTCACCACTCGACGAAGCAAGTCTCTAATGAACTGGGCAACTATCCACTGGCCTCTCATATAAAAGAGATCAGCAGTAGCATTCCAGGACATTATCGTACTTGCATCCCAGCGTCGTAAATCGTCATGCGGTTCTTCTCTAGCATAAACCGGATTAACCGGCACGCCGTTGAAGAAATCCGCACCACAAGACTCCCGAAAGGCAGACGCCTTAAAGGACTTGTTGACGTTAACCTTGAGAGCAAAACTCTCAAGATACTTTACGACGAAGTCCGCGTATTCTACTGGAACGATAATATCGTCCCCGTAGATATCGATCAATTTGCCATAACGGCGTATAGATCGAGAACTCGGACGCCCCCCGTCAAGTATGTGCATAGCGGACTGGATAAGGGTGTAAAACACCATAGCTTCAACAGGAAAGCAAAGTGCTGATCCCATTGAAGCATACTTAAACAGTACTATGTTTGTACCGTCGGGTAGTTCAGCATGTAAGGAACGAGCATCCTCGAGATATTCGAGTAGCCCTGAGTTCTTAAAGATCCTCTGTACCAAGTGCAAATGCACACGATCAGAGGCATCTTTCAGGTCTAGCGTTGCTAGTCGTCTATCCTTACTTGCTTTGTAGGCGAGTCTCTGATTGACATCCTGCCGGGAAAACCGGATCGAATGTCGTGTCAGGCTATGAGTCTCCAACGTCGTATATATAACATCCTTTAGGGATTGTTGCATATACTGAACGTGTGAAGGTTCTATAGCAATGACTCGTGGCGCCGTTTGCGTTTTCGGAACGAATACTACTCGAACAGGAATTTCTTCCTTTAAATCGAGATATTCGACCCCGACTGCGCGCCCGGTACCTTCCCAGTTACCTCCGACTTCTGCTGCGACTCCGTAATTGGGGTAGCAGTGAAGGTCGGAAGGGAAGGTATGCTCCGATCTATGGTACCACTTTGTGATGCGATGCCTCTGATTAGGGGCATAACGATCAGCAGTGACACCAGGGCCGTGATGACAAACAAGATCAAGGTAACTAAGCTCAGGAAAAACCTGAGACCATAGTATTCCAGAAATCTTGTCAAGGATATCATCCTTTCTCTCTACTTGAGAGGTCATTTGGCGGAGTTCGCCTTCTACTTCGATGAAATGTCGTATAGC